GAGTGCCGTAAATACTTTGTACATCGAACGATATGGTCAACCTTGATCCTGACTGCGAAAACGTGAAATTTTCCACTCGAGTGATTGCGTCATTTTGCAATAGACAATCCCGAATCATTCGAACATATTCGGATTGAGCGAATGCTGGTTTGAAGTTTGCTCCGATAAGTGAATCATGGCCACTGCCATATTCCGTACCCTTATAGATCAAAGTATCTTTCACAGTACGGAGCGCTTTATGGATCCACACTTTCAAATAATCTAGTCCAGTTAGCTCAATGAGCTTGCCATCCTTTCGTTTGAAGTCGTTTACGCCAAAGTCCCAATCGTATGTCTTATGAACCGACGTGGTTATGACTTCTGACGGTTGATCGAATTCCAATTGAGCAATATTAGGCAACATCGCCTCCAACCTCCTAAGCCAGAATGTTTATCACAAAGAACATCTTTAAATGTTCGTCTGGAATGATCGTTACTTTATCGCCTATTTCAAATATTAGTCCTCGTGGTAAGAACAGCTTATTTGATTTTAAAATGATACTCCCGCCCCATTGGATCTCAAGTGGATCTACTTTTATTACTTCACCGACTCTCGGAGCAGTGCTGGGAGGATTACGGTTGGCCTTATACATCTCAGCAAGTTTGATAGCAAGCTTTTCGAGGTTGTCCATTACTTCACATCCTCCTGCCGAACGAGCTCCAAGTCCATCGTATGCACCTGGTTAGCAAGCGAATGCTTCACAGACAAGATGAAGAACTGACCTACAATGCCTGTGATTGGCTCTGTCACATCGAGCAGCCTACCCGCCTTGAACGATGGATCGCCCATTAATTTAATACTGTTTGTCTCTTGGATGCGCCCAAGTCGATCAAGCAGGATCCTCGCAACCTCACGTGCCTTTGCTTCGTCTTCAGCATCAATCTTGAATACATCTTCAAGTAACCCGTACTTACCAATAAGATCATCGTTCTGAGCGGTGGCAACTACCTCATACTTCGCTTGGTCCTTCTGTTGCTCGTTTCGCTCAATAAGGATCTTTACTCGATTTCGCATGGACTCTATGGTCCGTGTCTTTTCAGCACCTAATGGATTTGACATGACATCATTCGGCGGTACACTGTCTGCTAACCGGAAGGTTCCTTTAATCACAAGATTCTTTATATCCTCGAAGTAAATCTTACCTTGACGCATTTCTGCATTCAGGCGTAACCCAGTTCGATTCTCATGCAGCTTATAGATGTTCTCTATAATCTCTGCTGGTGACTTCTCAAGAAAGATTTCATCGATGAGCGTATTCATCGTTGGAATGTGTCCAATAAGCATTCCGAAGTCATTCAGGATCCTTGTGATCGCTTGGGAAGCTGGGATGTTGTTAAACTGATAGACACTCTTTGATTTCCCTAGATACCAGGCGTAATCATAAACTGTGTATTTGATTGCATCACGTCCAGATTTCCCTTCGGTAACGATGACCCCGCGATATATTTCCACTTCATGCTTCAGTAAGAGAACAACGTCACCTAGATCACAAGGATTCTTTGGAAAGAGATTAGGTACGTCTGAATGAATCAACTCGAATTCCAATACTGACATCAGAGACAGGTTAGAATCCCATGTTATCGAACCTTTCAGCGGTGTGATATTGAATGTTTTTGTTCCGTCATTTTTAACTAATAGAAGTTCAAACATTCGCTCACCGCCTCGTATTGATAAATGGGAATTCTGTTAGCTGCAGGGTGTAGTAGATATCCCCATCTCGCTTCATACCATGTTCAAATTCATCGATCGTAACGGCCATATTTATATTCTTTTCTCCGTTTGAATCTGCAACAATAATAATCCGGATGGGTACTCGCCTTTCTCTCCATCGCTCAAGTGTATCCACATATTCCATACCCCACATTTCACGGTTTTGGAGGAATGGGTAATCTTTGGTTGGGAAGAACGATGCAATCTCAATGCTACGAAGCCCTTTAATTCCGATTAGATTCAATGTTTGCTGCAACCCATCTACCTGTTCGTTTTTCCAAGGGCTTGGGACTGCATATTCAGCTGGCGGGACTGGAAGTTGAAGCACCTCTTCGTTGTTGTTTATCGATAAGAAAATTTGAATCATGGTTATTCACCGCCTTATGTCGACCAAATATGGCGCTCGATTCTCCCTAAAAATGAATCCGCGATATCGGTAGAACTTGATTTGTCTCTCAGTGTAGCTTTAACCGCACTTGTATTTTTAGCCGTTTCAGTTGTGTTGTTTTCTGTTACTTTTGCATTTTCTTCTAAAGCTTTAATTAATGCTTCTTCACTCTTGGCTCGTTTCTTTTCTTTTTCTTCTTTCGCCTTATCCATTTGCTTCATAATCGAATCATCTGAAAACTTAGCACCACCCAAATCCACTTTCGGAATAAGATTAAACTCACTATCCCATTTCGGTTTTTCTGCTCCAAATTTAGCAACAGAGAAATCAACTTTGATTGCGTCCTTACCTAAAGCTTCTCGAATCATATTTATAGGCTTGAGTACACCTTGTATGCCCTTTTCTGCCCCTTCTACGATTAAATCCCAAATAGATATTCCTATAAATTTGATTGTATCAAAAGCAAATTTCCACACTTTTAAGTATGTGTTTGCTAGATTAATCCCCATGTTGACTGCCCATTGAGTAGCGCCTACAATTCCATTCCAAGCATTCATTAAAACTAACTTTACCTGTTGCCAATTTTTCACCAATAATGTACCTGCGACAATAGCTAGTCCCACCAATGTGATAATAAATCCAAGTGGGTTGGCACGTATTGCTACATTCAACCCAGTTTGCGCAACGGTCTGTGCGTACGTTGCGATAGTAAGAGCTACGGCATATGTCTTAGCACCTATGAGTATGGCTTTATAAGCAACAAAAGCACCAACTGCGCCGTAGATTATCGGACTAATGACTGACCAATTATCTTTTACATAACTTCCAATTGATATAATTGTGGTTGCTACTGATTTTGCACCGTTATACATAGATGCTAAACCGTTGCCGAAATTTGTAGCCCATTCGCTCATCTTTCCAGAATTGACTAACTCAACAATTCCCCCGACATCCTTTTTAATCGATGCAAATAGACTTCCATCTCGGATCTCGCCCATTGCATTAACGCCAGCCATTTCAGCAATTGCAGTACTCCATGTACCAGTTATGGTGGACATGATACCCTTTAGAGTCTTGGATTGCTTATTCATTCCACCTTCAAAACGTTCACTCATAAGAGCAAACATGGCTTCGTTGAATTTCTTCTGGTCTGTAATCTGTCCTTTATTGTTGATTACACTTTGACCTCTAAACATCTCATCTGACTTCTTCTGAATCATGGCTTTTGTGAGTCCAAATTCCTTCATTCTCTCAAGTTCACCAGTTTGAGCATCTGCAACAGCTTCAATTGCTTGCATTAATCCTTTATTCATTACGCTTGCCATATCACCAATAGCACCCATACTTTTCTGAGCGCTAATTCCATATGCTTGTAGTCGTACTGTACCTTCTATAACCTCTTTGGTATCAAATGGAGTAATGTTAGCAAATTTACTTGCCCATTGCATCAATTCTCCAGCTTTTTGGGTATCCTTCATGACTGTATTTAGTGTGATTCGATAGTTCTCCAACTCAGAGGCCATTTTAACTCCACTAGTTACACCTATGCCTGTCATACCCATAACGGCTGCACCTGCTATAGTTGCACCTGTTTTAATACTAGACCATGTGGCATCTGCGGTACGCTTCAAATCCTTGAGATTCTTTTTATATTGAACGGTGCCAGCGCTTATTTTCTTAAGTGGAGAGGTGACATTATCCTTGAGGGTCATTGTTTTACTTATATCTTTAGCACCCATTTGTTCACATCCTTTCATACAGAAAAGGAGGCTATTTGGAAGCCCCCCATTGTTTGTTTTCTTCTTCAACTTGCACAATCATCGATTGCATCATGAAACGTTTGGTTATCAAATCTACATTAAGAAGGTATTCTGGAGCGAATCCACGCTGCATGTAATGGTGCAGATAACGGAAATCGGAATCGCTCTCTATTAGTTTTTTAACTCTTTATCTACCTTCGTTACGCCTTTACCATACCCGGATAGCTGCAGGGCATGTCCACTGATCGCAGCTATTTCACCTGGACGAAAGATTATGTCTACAATGTCCGTGGGCTCTACACAACCGAACTCCTTCTGCAGTGCTGAGTCTTTCAAGTTAGGCTCAATCACACAGTTGTAGACTACGTGTGCATCTGCCTTTTCGCTTCTCGTGTCATCGTTAGCCATAGCTATAGCTTCTAAAGCCAGCGCTCTGCTAGGCTCTTGGATAACGATCTCTGCACCCAAAGACTCGATATGAAGGGTCTCTGTTCGTTGCTTATTTTTCTTGAGCGTTTCTTTCTGAGCCATCAATTCTTGAATCGTTAGCTTTTTACCCATATATCCTCCTACGGTGCTATAGTATCTACCATTTCATAATCACTAAAGGCAAAAGGTATTGTTTCACTACCAAGCGCCTTTGCATCGAATTTCAACAGCATAAACTCGTTGATAGTCACATCGTGAATCGCAACCCGTTCAGCACCCCGAGCATCTGGATCAGCAACTTTACCGACAATTTCAAATCGAGGGTATATGCCTTTTTTTACATTGTCCGCCATTGTGCGTTGTACTCGGGAATATATTTTCTTAATGGTCATACTACCATCCGAATTCCAACCTGTGGGCTTTTTGAATGTACCAGGATGGTTTGCGAAGTTAACATCTTCATAATTGATCGTTATCTTCGCTTCGAACGCATCTACTTCTGCCCATAGTTCCCCATTCACCCACACGGTACCATATGTGCCGTTAATCACTTCATTTGCTTTTGGTTGCATTTAAGTGGTCACCCCTTCCTCTTACACTGAGATATTGAACTGTAAATCTTCAACCGCATCCAGGAATTTAAGCGCTCCAGCTAAAAACACTTTGCTGCCGAACGACTTCTCTTTGACCTCTTGATCTGTCAGACCGCTCACATCCGTACCTTGTGCTTGCCAAGCTAATCGCTGAGCTTCGACATCCACGCCAACAGTGTTATTAGCAGCAGGATCTAGTACATCGCCTGTAATGCCGCTCAAGTAGGCATTAGCAGCAGTAATGAACAACACTTGGTTGTCATAGCTGTTATTGACCTTACCGACATAATCATCATTGAAGGTGCGAGTGATATCCTCTTTTACAAGGTCATGCCCCTCGATAAACTTAATCTTCTTGAAGTCTTGCCCCTTACTCGTCGTTGTAGTTGTGAGTGAGTTAACACCTCGACCGATCTTAATTTTTTCGCCATCATTAACAAGGATCAGCTTTCCTGCATCAATGTCTGCATCGGGTGTCGTGTGCTCTGTAATGGAATCGACTTCTGGTAGCTCGTAGTAGGTAGCCGACCGTGTCAGCGATAAACCTGCAAGGATGCCGGCAATTCGGGCTGTAAAATCAGATGCAGAATACGTCGCGGATCCTACAACAATCCCCTCCGTTGTGAAGTTGATAATGCCTTCGTGATCGCTCACACTTGGGAGAACTGCTTTGAATGTCCTTTTTTCCGTATCTCGCCACGTTTTGATCTGTGTGGATACTGTAGCAATATCAGCACCCGCAATGCCGGGAACAGCTAGATAGTTCCATTTCTTGAACGACAATCGCGTTAAAGCTTCATTGTAGTTCAATGCCGCCACTGCCAATCGCTCAACGATGATCTTTGATGGTACACCAAGGAACGCCTGCTCAATAAGTGCTTTGTTCGCCGGGGTCCAATCTGCAGCGTCAATCCCCGTCACTGCCGTATACTCCTTCGAATCGAACGTTACATCCGTATCATCTTTGAGGATCAACGCTACAATTCCGCGCTGGCTTCTCTGGATCGCAGACACAGCCAAGCTAGAAAAACTAATATTAATTTCGGGCAAGCCCATTTACCATCACCCTTTCACTCATAATTTGCTCATGATCTTATCAAATTCAGATTCGATAATGTTATCCCAATCCTTCTCGATCTCGCGAGTGGCTTTTTCAAAGACTCGATATCCATGCTGAAATCCATGCTCAGATCCATCCTTGCCTACAACGCGATGGCCATACTCAATCAGATGAGCGTGTGGAGCATATGTGTACACCCTGACCTTATATTCGCCAGTTGCATTATCCGCCCACACCTTGCCGCGCCTAATCGATCTCAGATAGTACCCAGTGTGCTTTTTAACCAGTTGTCTTGCTTTTCTCGCGATAATTGTTCGAGCCTTTGAACCAGACCGCATCATCAGCTGCTTAGCTTGTTTCGGAAAGTTTCGCTCCAAAGCATCTAATTCCTTCGTGAATCTATTCAGACCTTTCATATCGATATCGAAGTCAGCCATTGTACTCCAGCTCCTCCATCGTCACTCCTTCGTCAGCGATTTCTTTAGATTCGACGAATCCAAAATCAAACTCAAATTCAAGCACGCCATCAATGGTCTGAGCTCGCGTCTCTTGAATTGTGATGACTCTGTTATCGACACCGAAATTAAGATTGAATATTGACTCCAGATCATCCTGTATATCCATTAATTCCAACGAATAATTATGCCTATTCGAGGGGAAATAGTGGATTCTGGTCGTCATACTCCGTTTCGAGAAATACAACCCCGTATCACTGTCGATATTGTCAAGCTGAACGAAAAAAGAAGGGCGCTTAAACCCTTCTTTTACATCGGTAGATTGAATCTCTATTGTTGGAAACTTCGCAAGGATAATCTCGTTAATGGCTAGAATTATTTGCTTTAGTGTGAGCATTATCCGATCACCTCTTCAACAAATATCTCGAGTTTTTCATTGCGGAAATAAGGGTTCAGGATGAATTTGATATCAAATCGATGGCCTTTAAACATGATATACATGCTGTTTTTTTGTTCATCTTCTTGATACGATTCATCTATTGCATTGCTGTACCGAATAACAATCTTATGTGTAACATTGGTAAGGATTGTATCCACTTGTTGATCTTGCATCTTTCCCGTTTGGGGGATGATTTCCGCATAGCTAGTGGTAATCAATCCAGGAACGTAAATTGTCTGCTTTAACTCATTAAGCGACTTTACTTTCCCGAAGAATTGAACTCGGTGCCTTAATTTCCCGATATTCATTCCGACTTCCCCTTGTATTCCGTTGCCAAAGTCCCAGCATCCGTCACTCTGATTTCGTATTTATGACCAGACGGGGATACCAGCTCTAAAACTTCCTTCACTTCTGGTTCGTTCACTTCTGGTGCTTTTTTCTCGCTCATTTTCACACCTCCTAGATCAATGTAGGCGTAACGCTAACCGTTGCTGAAAGTCCCGACTCATTCCCAGCTTTATCTACAGCAGATACGCTAAATGCGTATGCGGTATTATTTATTAATCCAGTTACCTGGTAGATAGGTTCGCTTGTTGTCGCTATCTTTACGTCATTTTGGTATACGTTGTAGCCCGCAATGCCTATTTCGCTATTGGTTGCCCATGCTAGACCCACAAGGCTGTCACCCGCTGTTGCGGTAAGCCCCGTCGGGACGTTTGGCATTGCATAAGATAGTTGTGCAAGCATACTCTCTACAACCACCCTGACTTTACCGCTTGCTTGCCCTATCATTTCACGGTTTTCGTACCAATCCGCGACCAAAACAAAGCAGAATAGCTTTGCCAACTCATTTGAGCTGGTGAATACATTCCCCGATGCATTGATTAGGTATTTTTCGGCAGCACCGATCAGCATTTGAATCTGGTTTAACACTTTTGGGTCTTCGCTATCTTCGCGGAGCCATTCTTTAGTTTCTTCCAGGGTAATAATCAATGCTATTCCCCTCCTAGGGGAGGAGCGGAGTTAACCGCCCCCTAAAATTATGTTAGTGATAACTGACCGTATACCGCTGATCCGGTATCCCAGAACTTAATATCGTCACGCATGATGGTACGAAGGTCCGTGGTATCACGTTTGAATGCGTCTCCGCCCTCTTTCGTTGATGCCAACTCGTAGAAATTACGAGAGAACAAGACAATCAGCTCTTGCAGATTTCCGATGAAGATAGGAGCTTTATTAGGTGTACCAACAACACTTGGTAAGTATCGGTTGGACGCAACCGCAATAGGACGGCCATAAAGTGTCTTTCTACCTGGTTGTGAAATGTCATCGCGCATTAAATCTCGACCTTGGCCATCGACCAATTGATCTAACCAGTCGTACCCATCTTGGTTGGTGAGTATTACTGCGGATTGGCTGATCGCTGGATCAAGCGTAACATTTAATGCCTTCTTGATTGCTCCCAAGTTAGCCATTGCTACAGGTGTCATAGTCTTGAGCAAATCTGTGATAAGTGTATTACGAGTAACTACAGCCTTCTTGCCGATCCACTTCGTAATGTAGCGGATGATGTTTTGATCACTGTCATTGATCAACTCATTCGTGATCGGTAGAATACCGCCGCGCTTTTTCACCGAATAAGTCACAGGGCTGAATTTAGGATTGTCTGTCTCAGCAAGCACTCCATACTCATCAACGAGCGCGAATGGTACCATAGCAGCATCCGTTTCCAAAACTCTGCTACCTGTTAACGTGCTGACACTCTCCACCGTTACGTATTGAGACAGGTCGTTGAAGGAGCGCATCACGGTGTGAATTTGCGTTTGCACATCCTTCGGCACGATCAATGTGGAATCGCCATCTGGGATCGCAGGATTAGTACCACCCTCGTTCATGACCGCACGTTGCTCATACTCCTTAATGATGCTGCGCATATCAGAGCTAACTGGTTGACGACGAAGCGCACGTAAAAAGATACCGCGGTATTCCGTTTCTAGCTCTGCATCTTCGCGCTTCTCTTTCTTATCGTCACCGCCACCACCATCAATCCTGTGACCCTCGCGGTGTTCGCCACTTTCCTGATCTTCCAGGGAGCGTTGCACATCGATTTTCTTCTGTAGCGCACGAACCTCATTCATCTTTGTTTCAGCTTCGTCTGTCTTATCTGCGTTCAAGAAAGACCGTACTTCTGTTTTCATTTGCTCCAACTTTTGAAGCATTTCACGTAATTCTTTTGACAACGCAATCACTCTCCTAAATAGTTTTGTAATATAAAAAAAGAGCCTTTAGATCAGCTCAAGTTCCAAGATTAATTTTCGTTTGCTGTATTCGTCGGAAGCGCGTTTTTGCTCCGCCTTGAAGTCATCCAAGGAGCGAACAGCAACATCGTTACCGGGGTAAGCTGGGAATGCTACCGGTGAAATCTCGTATAATTCCGCATTTAAAATTGAACGCTTATAAATCTTTCCGCCATCTCGATCCTCCGATGACCATTTGTCTTTAGTCACCCTCATTCCAAATGATACTCCGTCTACGTCTCCGCGCTTAATACTTTCATGGGCATCGTTGCCACTGCGTGTGTCCGGCAGATCTAATTCAAAACGGAGTTCCTTCTCACCACTATCCAACCGTAGTGTGCCACTCTTGGTGTTTCCAAGGACCTGACTCGTATCATGCGACCAAAGCCCGACCACTCCGCGCGTTTTAAGGCTGTCATCAAATGCTCCGGAGGATATTTCCTCTACGAATACATCTTCGTACCAGTCACGCATTTCGGCACTTTCCGTGTTGTATTTGATCGCCCCTGTGATGGTGCGCTTGGCGGTTTCGCCTTCGCCCGTTTCGCGGATCTCTAAACTAATCGGTAGCGCCCGAATCTCCCTTGTTTCCTTCTTGGTTTGCTTGTCCAGTTCCATCACCCCCCTTCACATATTGCTGTCCGGCCATATCAATCGGCATCATGTTGCCGTTAACCAGCAAACGATCGCCGCCCTCTTCAGCTGGAAGCTCTTCTTTCTCCCTGGCTTCATTCGGTTTCAAGAAACCGCCCTGGATCGCTGTTCGATATGCGTTATACCTGGTTTGGATATCGGCTCGGAGCATTGCATCTACGTTGTACCTAACGTAGTAGCCTGCGTTCAATTCGCTTTGCAGGAACAATTTCCATGTCATTTCCTGCTCGTACATCGTCAAGATCGGCTGTAGCGTGTCCACATAGAAATGTTTCTGCTGCTCGGCCACATTTGTGAACGTCGCGCGGCTTAAATCGTTCAGTTGGTGCATCTTAATTCCAAAACCTGTAGCGATTTGACGAATTGTGAGCTCCGTATTTTCTAAGAACTGCGCATCGTGCATGGATAAACTCAGTGGTACGAACTGATATCCAACCGGCATAAGCGATATACGATGGCTGTTTTTCAGTCCACTGGACATGGATTCAAAATTATCCCTGAATTTTCGCTTGGCATCTTCGTTTAGATCGCCAACATATTGCACAATCCCTTTGGTTTGCAGGCCTTGTTTATAAAAATTGTTGATAAACTTTCCAGCCGAGGCCGCATTCTCCACGGTGCAGCGCAAATAATCCAAAGGCGATATGCCCACGATCCCGTCCAGCGTTACGCCTGACTTAAAGTGCATCAGTTGATCCGGCATGACTTTTCTTTTCTGCCCGCCAACATCAATCTCGTACCACAGTCGGCTATTGCTTCCGAGCAACCCCAGGTCATCAACCCATATCTTTACCTTTGCCGCGTCTACAGGCCATAGTGCTGTGATTCTACCTTTCCGATCCACTTCGATGCTTACATAGGCGTTGCCATAGGTGTTCCGCTGTGTTTCGATGCACTTTTGGTAATCAGACATGGACATATACGGATTGGGTCGAAGCTTCAAAAGGCTATACATCGGATGCCGCACGGCTTTATTGACGCCTTTCTCATCCTCCTGATAGATCTTGAGCGGAAGCTTCGACATAGACTCAGCTAAAATCTTCATGCAGGCGAATACCGTAGCCTCTTTCAATGCATTTTTACCCCGGACATTTACTTCGCCCGGTGTAATGCCGAGATATTCCAGCAAAGCAGAGTCGTTCAAACCTAGGGGTTCGCTCCGCGTTTCTAATGCTCGTCTAAAAAACATCTAGTTACCTCCTTCCTGGTGGATGCCTCGCTATAAAAATACCAATCGCTAAAAACGAAATCCCCACACAATACCAACCAGCAGTCAGGCTCCAAAGGAAGGTGGCGTAACTTACAAATACTAATCCAGTAATAATAAAAATATCCTCCGCGAAATTACGAAGAGTAGATATAAGCTTTTTCAATTCGATCAGCCCCACAATTTCTTTAAGAATTCATCTTCTGCAAACTCACCGAAATTCATATCAACTTCCTCATAAAGCATCGCAGTGGCCATTGCATTAACTAGAGCCACCGTTAAGTCGATCCGTTCAATCGATTTGTTTTTCATCGGCTTGATATTATCATTCCCGTCCACAGCCACCCGGACATTTCCCCAACACCAGCGAGCAAGTGGGTTAACCTCATGAGTCATTTTCCCTTTCTTCATAAGCATCTCGATCATCTTCATGGCCGGACTCATTTCCTTCATGTTCTGCGGGATCTCGATCACGTCTACCCCTTCGCGTATTAAGCGTTGAGATAACATGCGACTGTTCCATGGATCGGTGCCGAGAGTCTGGATGTCGTACTGTTTATTCGCTTGCAGGAGCCGAGCTTCTACAAAGTCATAATCAATGACATCTCCCGGAGTGGCAATTAAGTGCTTATTATCTGCCCATCGATCATAAGCTACGTGATCCCGGGCAATCCTTACTTTCATGTTGGCTTCTGGTATCCATGCATCATGAATAAACCGCCAATCTTCAAATCCCTCTTGCGGAGGAAACAGGTAGACTGCACCGGTTATGTCCGTTGTGCTGGATAAATCCAGACCGGGGTAACATCGCTTACCGATCAGTTCAGTCAATCCCCATTTGCCATTCGTTTTATCCCACAGCGTAAGCGGCTGCCATCCTATTCGCTTGAGTGATACCCATTGATTGAGTCGAAGCCATCGGAATAACTTTTCCGTTGCCTCACTATTCATGGCCGCTACAGCTTCCTGTCTTACGGACTCGATGCTGATGGTGTGACCTAAGCTTGGATTAACCCGAAACCAAAGCGCTTCGTCAAATATATTTTCTTCAGGCTTGTCCGGGTCTGTTCCATAGTCATCCGGCACGCCATAAACTCTTACGTACCAAGTTGGATCAACCAATGCACCCGATTGTAGCTTGAGCGCTTTGTCGTGAATCTCCCATCCGATGGAATGTCGGTCTGGATCATCGCCAGCTGTTGTAATCACCCACCAAATTGGCTCTTTACGTGCAGCCCCTGCACCGAATGTCATGACATCCCATAGATCACGGTTAGGTTGAGCGTGGAGCTCATCAAAAATAACCACCGTCGGATTTATGCCGTGCTTGGTGTAAGCCTCAGCAGACATAACCGTCATGATGGTTCCGGTATTTCGGTTTATAATTTCTTTGGTGCTGTCCTTAACCTGGAGCACTTCTGCCAATTCCGGATCTTGTTCGATCATCCCGCAAGCGGCTTTGTACACCAATCCAGCTTGCTTCTTATCAGCAGCACAACAGTATATCTGACCGCCTGGACCATCACAAACCAAGTGATATAGTCCGATACCAGCAATCATGGTTGTTTTACCGTTTTTCTTAGGCATTTCTAGGTAAGCGTACCGATATTGTCGATAACCTTGATCATTTATCGTGCCGTATACATCCCACAATAGACTGTGTTGCCAGTCCAAAAGGGTTAGCGGTTGACCATAAAAGTCATCCACTCCGTGCAACATGCCCATAAACTCAATCGGCTCAAGTGCTCTTGCCTTATCATGTGCCATGGCCGCCAGCTCGTTTGTTCATGAATTTAGCCATCGCCGATTCTTTCGGTTTTTCCTTTGGCTTTGGTACGTTTTTTACCTTAGCCAGCGGATTCAGGAAGAGCCGATCCTGCATCTTAAGCAGCATGTCCATTTTCTTATTGATTGCTGTTTCGATCTTCAGTATTCCGTCGATCGATGCAAGCTGAGCAATCTGCGTCATTGCTTTCATAACGTAATCGTCCTGCTCGAGAATGTATTTGTAAAGCGGATCGCTGTCTTGAGCGATACTATCGATCCGCTGGTACGCCTTAAGTAGATTCTCATACTCCGAATAAGTCTTGCAATACAGCGCCAGCATTCCGACATCGGAGCTGGAG